ATTATTAAGACCGGCTGCTATCTGTTGACCTTTTGTAGTGTCAATATTATCATAAACAAAATCTTCTACAGAGCATGGTAATGTTTTAACTGTACCATCAAACATAAAGAAACCTTTTGGTGATAACCAAAATGCAACACCATCTATTTCTACAGCTGCATTCTTACCTATCAATCCACAGTTTGTACCAACTTGTTCAAAACCAAATGTAAAAGGTGCACCTATAAACTTCATTGTATACAAAGCGTTGTCTGTCCAAACTAGAATACTTTCTTTTGCTTTTAGTGCTCCAATAATTTTACTACCGTCTTGTAGTCTTTGTGAACCAGCAGAATTAATTGACGTAACATCATAGCTATCTATATTTTCTTGATCAGAAAATCTTATAAACATATCGTCTTGTGTTGATGTATTACCTATTGTTGTTTCTGTTCCAAGATGAATTAAGTGTCTAGTTGTAGGTGATACTAATGTGACCCTTGATGCCGTAGGATTGTTTCCTGTTGCAAAGTTAGTTGTTGTAGTTGATGCTCTTGTAGTAAGTCTAGCACCATCACCGGCGTTCCATGTAAATGTTTTACCGTTTGCAATAGTTGCGATCAATACTTGACCAAAGTTACTAAGTGACCATAGACCAGGTTCTAGTGATACATCTGATGCAGATGCAGCTTCACCCCAGTTACCTGTACCCCAACTATCAATACCCCAACCATAACCATATGACTGTGCTCTTGGTCCTACAGGTTCGTATGGTTTTATACTTAGACTACCACCAGTTGATACTGTTCCTGATGCATTTGATGTTTGCGTAATTGTAAATGTATTTGTTGTTGGAACTGTTATTACTTGAAAGTTTTTATCTTCAAAATCTGAATTACTAAAACCTGTACCTCCCGGTAGCGTAACGTTATCTAATATAATAATATCTCCTACAGATAAAGAGTGTGAAGTTTTTGTAATTGTACATGTAGGTGATCCGTTTGTAGTTGCAATTGTTGCACCTGTTATTGTAGCTTTCAAAGGTGATATGTCATACAGTTGACCTTCAAAGTATAATAATAAAAACTTATCTGTTCCTATTGCAACATATCTATTACCATCTAAATCTACAAAAGCATGTTGCGCTCTGGCTACACCTACAATTGTATCTGTTACAAGTGAGGCCCAACCTCCAACCTTTTCAGGTAGACCATATCTAAATCTTACGTTGTCAGAATCTACCCAACGATTTTCTGCTCCTGCTTCTGTGTTTTGTTTATCTATTCCAGGTCTAAATTTGAAATCAATTAGAGCCATGCATTAGCTCCTATATTTTATCTTTGTATGCCCAGCCTCTTGTTGCATTTACAAATACTAATGTAAAGGCAGCGCCGTTTGTTGATACAACTAAATTAGATGCAGCTCCTAATATGTTTGAACCATTTCTAGCCACAGTTAAATTGTTTGATCCAAAAGCATTACCACTATCTATAAATGTAACCTCACTACCTATAGCCGGTGAAGCTGGTAGTGTTACTGTTACAGAAGAACCTATACCACCACCTGATGTATTTATTAAAAGTTGATCACCATCCACTGCAGTGTATGCTGAAGGAACTGTGTAATATCCTTTTTGTCTTATACCTAAATTTATATTTGTGCCATCAGAATATAAAACAGAAGTAGATCCTGCTGATAAAGCAATACCAGTTCCTGATGCTGTTTTCACTGTCAAAGTATAATTACTACTAGACCTAGCTGTTGCATCTTGAACTATAATAACTCTTTCTGAAGAGTCAGGCATTGTTACATTTCTGTTTCCTGATAAAGTTCCTGTTAGTTTGAAGTATAGATTTTTACCATTAGAGACAGCATGACTAGCTAAAGATAGAGCTACATCACCAGATCCAACATCTATACTTATGTATCCACTAGCTGCTTGTTCTAATATCTGTAAATTTGTATTTGTAATTGTACCCCAGGTACCTGACTTTTCACCTGTAGTTATTAATTCTAATTTTAAATCACTTGATGTACTTGATGCCATATTTCTCCTTATGGGTTAAGTGGGTCAATAGGGACCCAAACACCCGATGCATTTGGATTTATATCGTTCCATGATATCACAGAAACAGTGCCATTTGCAAGTTTAAATCTGTTGCCTGTTGGTCTGACTCCAAAGCTAACTGACGTATTTCCTACACTAATATTGAATCTATTACCGCTTGGTAGTACTACAACGTTCTGTATTCCTACTCCAGCAAAGGTCGTTGATGCGAAAGGTGTTGCTCCAAAAAACATTACGGTATATTCCTCCAAACTTGACTAGCATTTGTAACTATTCCATCCCACTTTCTAATCAAGACATCAGATGTTCCTATCTCAAATCCTTCACCAGTAGGAAGTGCTTTGGCTTTAGCTACTATTGTAACGTCACTTGTTGATATATTAAATCTTTTTCCTGTCACAACCGCAGTGGCATTTGCTTTTGCAACTGCATTACCAAGGGCTATATTTACTCTGTTACCTGTTACAGATAAGTTACATTTACCAATAATTGTTACATTACCTGTAGCTATATTAGCTCTATTACCAACTATTGTCG